CTTGAACAGGATGAAAGAATGATCTATCATTAATAGCTATTATTTCAGATAATCAATCTGATAATTTTCCTGTTTGAGCAAAACCTACTGGAGTATAATTTTCACTTTTTGTCCAAGATAATATTGCTTGGATAGATGATGTAGAATCCCTTAGGAGTGCATCAACACGTTTTAATTGATCACAAATTATTACATACTTAAAGAAATTTTCCAAATCGCCAAGCGTAACTTTATATTGAGCCATAAATGATTCAAAATCAAAATCTTCATATCCATCAGGGAGATTAGGTCTTGACAAACCAGTAACTGATCTAGGTAAACCATTCAGTTTTGCCATACCAAGTAAATCAACCTTAGAACAAAAAGAAGCTAAGAAGTTTCAATAATTTCTTGATGTAAGAAAATCTGAGAAGCATAAAAATAACTCATTTTGCAATTGTGGTAAAAATTCACGGTTATCTCAAATCTTTTGAAATAATTTTACTGGTAAAGGAGATGCATCAATACCATTTATACATAATTTTGAGCAGAATTCAGCTCCTCTACAATCAGCGTAATGTGGAACTATTGATTTATTATCATTTATATCCACACCAATATCATTTATCAATTCTTTATAAGAAATCGCAACTGATGGACTATTTATAACAATGTCATCACCAACAATAACATAATCCTTAAAAGGAGTCTGACCGACTCTATTTGCTGCAATTTGAACTAGGACATGATGTAATAATCCTAGCATAACAAAAGATGACTTAGTACCCATTGGCTGACCAACAGAATAACGTACTTTATCACCATTTGGTAGTTCTCAATCACGATTGACAACTAAATCTTTTCAGCGTTTACTGTAATCTTCACCAAGGAGAACTGATAAGATACGTGTTTGTAAAGAAACAGGTAATCTATCAGTCGCAGCTGATAAATCAAAACTAAAAAGATTAGCGTCCGGATGAGTTGACCATTCCTTAACTTTAAGGAAACCATTAAGATGAGATGAAGTATAATCCATTTCAAGGGTAGATAAAGCTGCTTGAACTGTGTTATGAAGATAGTTTAGAGACTCTTGAGTGAAATAATCTGATATAGCTATTAGGCGAACTTTATCTCCTTTTTCATAAAGATAGTGAATTTTTGAATGTATAGGTTTCTTATGAATTAATTTCTCTAATACTTTTTCAGAGACACTTGATCTTTCAAGAGCATTGATTATAAAATCAGTACCTTGAACTTTATTGAATTCTTTTAAATTAAGTAAGACTTCTTCATCCATCATAACTGCTGCAGAATCTAAATGAGCTGATCATATAGCATTCCCATTAGGACCAGAAGCCCCAGTGAAATGTCATTTCGATTGTAAGATTTCCTGTGAAAGTGCTGATTTAAAATTATCCGATGAGAAAGATAATAATGATAGAGCATTTTCTATTTCTTTATCAGATATAG